TGTCGAGTCGTGGCCTCTTACCGCTAATGACATTATGGACGGAGAAGTACGCGCAGGACGCAGCATGGGGCTGTACTGGGCTGAATCTATACCGCACCCAGATGAGGACTAATCGGTGGCAACTACAAGACGGCAGAAGATTCGCGCTGTTAAGGATGAAGAGAACAGGCGGTCTTTAAGCATTAGGGGTAAGGCAGAGTATATATTTGATTTAATTGATCAAATTGGCGAGCTGGACCCTACTCAAGAGCACTTCCAAGCAGAAATGCAGCAGAAGAAGACGCAAGCAGAGCTAAGGCTCAAGATGCTTGCTAAGACGCTACCGGACCTAAAGCAAGTTGACGCTGATCTCTCTTCTAGCGATGGTTCTATGACTCCACCTATGGTGATTGAACTTGTCGCAAAAGGTCTCGATTGAACTACCTCCTAAACTAGCTGACCTATTTACCGGGGAGGCTAGATACCGCTGCTCATACGGTGGCCGGGGTTCTGCTAAGACTAGATCCTTTGCACTGATGACTGCGGTATGGGGAATGCGCTGGGGTGTAGCCGGCAAGCAGGGCCAGATACTCTGTGCTCGTGAACACCTTAACTCTCTGGACGAGTCCTCTATGGAAGAGGTCAAGTCAGCCATACGCTCAGTAGAATGTTTGGATAACTACTACGAGATCGGTGAGCGATACATACGTTCTCGGGATGGTCGAATCACCTACGTGTTTGCCGGCCTGAGACGTAACCTGGATAGCATCAAGTCAAAGGCGCGCATCTTGCTCTGCTGGGTAGACGAGGCAGAAACTGTTACTGAGACCGCGTGGCAGAAGCTTATCCCTACTGTACGAGAGGACGACTCTGAGATCTGGGTGACGTGGAACCCGGAGAACAAGCACTCCGCTACTCATCATCGATTCCGGGTCAACAAGCCAGATCAGTGCAAGGTCGTTGAGATGAACTGGCGGGACAACCCGTGGTTCCCTGACGTGTTAGAGCAAGAGCGGCAGGACGATCTAAAGAAACGCCCTGATGTTTACGACCACATATGGGAAGGTGACTTCAGGATATTCTCAGAGGGCGCGTACTACACGAACGAGATGGCTAATGCTCTGCACGAGGGCAGGATAGATCGCGTCCCCTACGAGCGCTCTGTGGGCGTGGTGACGGCTTGGGACTTAGGTGTAGGTGATAGCACGGCTATCTGGTTTGCGCAGTTTGTCGGTCCAGAAGTGAGGCTGATCGATTACTACGAAAACGCCGGTGTTGGCCTCGATCACTACGCACGCATACTGCAAGAGAAAGGCTACATTTACGAGCAGCACATCTTGCCTCATGACGTTCGGGTACGAGAGCTAGGCAGCGGCCGATCAAGACTTGAGGTGCTAGATAACCTACGGGTAACGCCTGTATCGATTGCTCCACAGCTTAATGTGGACGATGGCATCCAAGCGGTCAGGTCTATGCTTGATTTATGTTACTTCGACAAGGACAGGTGCGAGAAGGGCATTGACTGTTTGAGGCAGTATCGCCGGCAGTACAACGAGACCATGCAGGTATGGAATGAACGACCGTTGCACGACTGGACATCACACTGCGCTGACGCCTTTAGATACCTCGCGATTGGCAGGAAAGAGTTCTCAGACTGGGGAGCGCCTATACGACGCAACCTAAAAGGGATTGTCTGATATAATTGGGGCTTCACACTGGAGGCTTTATGGCAATCGGCACACGCCTACGCGGCATTCTTGACGAGTTATTTAGTTCGGCCGATTCTACGGATGAGCTGATTAACGAGCTTTACTATGATCGCGGATACCCAGAGTCGGTTGCAGAGCGTATTGCTTATGGTGAGCTTGATATGCGGCCAGGCGCGATTGCAGAGCGTCGTCAAGACTTTGCTCCAAACATGGAGACCTTTTATCACGGCGGAGCGCCTGAAATCTTAAAGTTCGGTAACGACGGTGACCCCTTTGGGTCATCTTCGACTTTTGTTAGCAACTCGCCGATGCTTGCCAACACTTACGTGACCCAGCCGGGCGCAGGCACCTCATCGCGACAAGGGCAAATTTACCCATTGGCAGTAGATACGAGAGACTTTATGTCTACGTCCGCTCGCGGTCAAAATTGGGAAGACATGCAGGGTTTAAGTGTTTATGACCCGTATGAAAAACTCTACGTTGTTAATGACGGCGTACCTTTGGGTTCTACACGAGCTAAAAGTTTCGATACAGATCAATTAGCTGAATTGGCTGCAGGCGAAGGCGCCCCCGGTATTATTATCGATGATGTAGTCGATATTGGTCCTAACTTTAGGGCTGCAAAAAAAGCGTACAGAGGCAACGCTGATTTATTCCAAGATTTTTTACGTTTAGAGGAAGGCGCTAAAGTTGCCGCTATTAATGATCAAAGCAGAATACGATCATTACTCGGCGCCGCATTCGACCCTGAATACAAAGGCTCTAACATCCTTGGTGACCGGGCTATTCCGGTTGCTGGTGCTGGACTGTTAGCTGCTGCGGCTATGTCGCCAGAAGAGGCAGAGGCTGGTGTTATCAAGACGTTTGGCCGTGAGTTCGACCCTCGCTTCGATCCTCGTGTGAAAGAGCAGGAAAAGCTACGAGACACTACGTTTACGATAGAAGAGCGCGGTACGCAGGACGCACCTCGCATACCATTAGCTGACTTAGAAGGCCGTCCATTCGTAACGACCATGTCAGATCGCACGCAGGCAGGCGGCTTACTAACAGGCATCAATGACGTAGCACTTGATAGGCCGATTAACCTGCAAGGCGGTCAAGGCTTCATGTTTGAAAACCCCGGCATGACATGGGCATCTGCTCCAGGTGTTGTTACACAGATTATGAATAAGGCTGCAGAGGCGGGGGAGAACCCTATTTACATGCCTTTCCGCATGGCTCCTACAGGCGGTGATTTCGCCACTATGACCGGCGAGACAATGCTTAGTTATGCGTCTAGCAATATGAACAAAGCGCAAAAGAAAGAGTTAGACAAGGCCGTCAAAGAATTCGTTAGTAAAGGCTCAGTGGTTAAGGGTAAGCGCGTGGGCGCCGGCCTTAAGATTAAGGACTGGAAAGGCGTCGATGATCCGAGGTCTGTGGATGCATTCCGCAACGCACCAGACTCGCTGCGTAAAGAACTTATGAACATGATCGACGTTAACTTCCGTAATAAGGGCGGATTAAGTATTGGTCAAGCAAGGCTTGCAGTTACGGAGCCAGGCCAAGCCGATGCCTTAGACGCTCGTATACAAAACATTGGTGAGATATTTACCGACAGAGATATTATCACGGAGAGCGGTCACCCCTCATATCCTGCTGGGGTGCCAGGTCAAGGGTTAGGCCGCACCGATCAAGAGGTAAGCATATTTGAGCTTCTACCAGACGCTCGGTATGGCGAAAAGCAGAAAGCAGTGAAAGACCCGCAAAGACCTACGGCGAGAGAGATTCGCGCGTTAACAATGAAGCCCTACGCAGGTCGTATTACTGAAGACATTTTGCGCGGACTTGAAGCGCGTGGTGTGAACGTCAATGCCAACCCGTTAGCTACAGCAGCCGCAGTATCAGCAGGCGCAGAGCTAGAGGGATTGCTATCTCAACTGCCTGAGAAGGATGAAGAAGCGTACAGCTACGGCGATATTCTGCCTATCAAGCGCGCCTTAGACCCAGAAGAGCGCGAGGGCATTCTTGGCGGCTATAGTCCAGCTTACACCGGCATCGTTGAGGATTTAGTAGAAGGCTTACTGACGTTTAAGACGCAAGCAGAACGTGGCTTATACAATCCAACTGCGGCGACTGAATTCCTACTGTAAGGTATAATATGGCTACACCACGCAAAGGAAAGGCACGAGTAAAGACCACGGCATCCGGTAGAAAAGTCTCATACGGCCAGAAGGGCGCCAAGGTTAAACCAGGGACAAGTAAGGGCGACTCGTACTGCGCGCGCTCTCTGGGGATCAAGAAGCGACTCTCAAAGAAGAAGCAGAACGATCCCAACACCCCTAACAACCTATCTAGAAAGCGCTGGAAGTGCTCAGGCGCTAAATCAAGGAGAAGCTAATGGCTTGTGGTTACGGTAAGAAGCGAAAGGGCAAGAAGCGTGGCAAGTAAATTCAAACCATGTGCAGGCTGTCCTACTCCGTCACTGTGCAAGGCGACTGGTAAGTGCCGGGCCAAGAAGCGGGGCAAGGGCTATGCCAAGTAAGCGAGGACTCTATGCGAACATTCATGCAAAGCGTAAGAGAATTAAAGCAGGCTCTGGCGAGAAAATGCGCAAAGCTGGCGAGAAAGGCGCGCCTACTGCTAAAGCGTTTAAAAAAGCGGCTAAGACCGCAAAGAAGCGGACGAGTAAATAATGGCACTGACCAACTACACTGAGCTAAAAAGCAGCATAGCGGACTTCCTAAACCGGGATGACCTGACCTCGGTTATTCCTACGTTCATCGCGCTCGCAGAGGCTCAGATTAACCGTGACGTGCGGCACTGGAAGATGGAGCAGCGCGCTACTGGTACGCTGAACAGCGAGTATTCCTTGCTGCCTACCGACTGGCTAGAGACCATCCAAGTGCATGTGACAGGCGGTGGCACGTATCCGCTTGAGCTTGCATCGCGCGACTCTATTGCAGACAAGCGATCAGCTAACAACGACACCTCTGGCCGGCCACGTTACTACAGCCATGCAGACTCATCACTGGAGCTATATCCAACGCCAGATACTGACTACGTTATCGAGCTTTTGTACTTTCAGAAAGTACCAGCACTGACTGACAGCGCTACAACTAACTGGTTGCTTTCAGATGCTCCTGACATTTACCTGTACGCGTCACTCATACACAGCAGCCCATACCTTCAGGAAGATGGCCGAGCAGGGACATGGGCGCAGCTTTACAGTGCTGCGGTGCAAAAGCTGAATGAGGCGTCTGAGAGGTCTCGTATGAGCGGTTCTGGCTTAACAATGAAGGTGCGCGGTTTAGGCGGGCCAAAGAGGTTAGACGTTAGATGAGTTTTACCAACTACTTAGAAGACAAGGTGCTAAATCACGTCTTCGGTGGCAATGCGTATACTCAGCCATCTCTCTACGTAGCCCTGTTTACAAAGGGTCCAGGCGAGACAGGCGGCGGTACAGAAGTGTCAGGTTTTAATTACGCAAGGCAGTCTACGACTATGTCTGTGGCCGGCTCAGCGCCCACAGAGGCGACAAACGACGCAGATATAACATTTCCTGCTGCTGCAGGACCATTTGGCCGTGTAACGCACGCAGGCGTGTATGACGCACTCACAGGCGGCAATCTATTGGCCTGGGCGACACTGACAGACCCTGCTGACTTCTCTACAGAACAGGCAAGCGAAATACAAACCAGCGATATCTTTAAAATTGAATCCGGTAACTTAAAGATACGACTAGATTAAGGTAAAGAAATGGCTGATATCACAACACGCACAGGTAAAGGCGCAGCGCTAACGCATAGCGAACTCGACGATAACTTCACCAATTTAAATACCGACAAGGCCGAGCTTTCTGGTGCGGACTTTACAGGCAATGTAAGCGTAGATGGGAATATCAGCGTTACCGGCACCGTAGACGGCCGAGACGTAGCCACAGATGGCACTAAACTAGACGGCATCGAAGCAAACGCAGATGTAACGGACACTACTAACGTGGTTGCGTCCTTGACTGCTGGTACAAACATCACAATCGCCGCAGATGGAACCATTAGCGCAACTGACACAAATACGCAGCTTACTGACGAAGAAGTGCAAGACATTGTCGGTGCAATGCTTACCGGCAACACCGAGACAGGCATCACCGTTACGTACCAAGATGCAGACGGTACGATTGACTTTGTTGTTGCTTCGCAGACTGACGAAAACTTTACCACCACACTAAAGAACAAGCTCGACGCAATCGAAGCGAACGCAGACGTTACTGATACGACAAACGTCGTCGCATCGTTAACGGCCGGCACAAATGTGACGATTGCGGCAGATGGCACAATCAGCGCCACTGATACAAACACCCAGCTAACAACAGAGCAGGTCCAAGACATTGTTGGAGCTATGTTTAGCGGCAAGACAGAAACCGGGATTGCTGTCACGTATCAAGACGATGACGGCACCGTAGATTTCGTCGTAACAACGCAGTCTGACGAAAACTTTACTACCGTTCTGAAGAACAAGTTAGATGGCATAGAGGCGGGTGCGACTGCCGATCAGACGGACGCAGAGATAAGAGCTGCGGTAGAAGCGGCTACCGACTCCAATGTATTTACGGATGCAGACCATACTAAGCTCGACGGCATAGAGGCTAACGCCGATGTGACCGATACAGACAACGTGGTTGCTTCGCTAACTGCTGGGACGAATATAACTATCTCTGCAGGTGGCGTGATTGCTAGTACGGCTTCTGGTGACGTCGTAGATGACACAACACCGCAGCTAGGTGGCAATCTTGACTTAAACGGTAATGACATTACCGGCACGGGCAATATCAATACAACCGGCGATATTACGGTCAGTGGCACAGCCCAAGCTGACGACTTAAATGTAGGTAGCACGCAGCAGTTCACTGTTACAAATATTGGCAAGGTCACGACATCAAGCTATGTCGATGCAAGCTCATACCGGGTAGGCACTACGTCTGTTATTGATAACAGTAGAAACCTTGAGAATATCGGCAACATTACGCTAACCGGCACTGTTGATGGTCGGGACGTTGCCGCTGACGGCACCAAGCTAGATGGAATCGCGGCTGGTGCTGAGGTAAACGCTGTTGATAGCGTAAACACGCAAACCGGCGCCGTGGTGTTAGATGCAGATGATATTAGCGACAGCACTACCACTAACAAGTTCACTACTGCTGGCGATATCAGCAAGCTTGCAGGTATTGAAGCCGGAGCTACTGCCGACCAAACAGCATCAGAAATTAGAACCCTTGTTGAATCTGCAACTGACTCAAATGTCTTTACGGACGCAGACCACACAAAGTTAGACGGGATCGAAGCTAGTGCAGACGTAACAGATACTGCTAACGTCACCGCAGCCGGCGCTGTAATGGACTCAGAGCTTACCAGCGAGGCAAGTGTAAAAGCGCTAAACCAGGGCGTAGCAACCACTGACAGCCCATCCTTTGCCGGGCTTACAGTAGATACGAATACGCTTAGCGTAGATTCCACAAACAATCGCGTCGGAATCCTTAATGCAGCGCCTGATGTAACGCTAGATGTTGGCTCTGCAACTGACGCAGTACATATCCCTGTTGGAACTACCGCTCAGAGGCCGTCAACGCCTGCTGCTGGCTATTTACGATACAACTCAACCACAGGTGAGTTCGAGGGCTACACGACAGCATGGGGCGGGCTAGGGTCTGGTAGCGCACAGTCAGATATCTTCGTAGATACGATGACTGGTGATGGATCAACGACAACGCTGACGCTTACGAATGGAGCTGCAACCGAAAACAATACCCAGGTCTACATTGACGGTGTGTATCAGAGTAAAAGCAACTACTCGCTGTCAGGCACTACAATCACCTTCTCGACGGCGCCACCGAATCTCTCTGATGTAGAAGTTATCACTATTGAGCCAACCACCATTAACGAGCCTGCAGACGGGTCTGTAACGTCGGCAAAGCTTAGTGGTGATTTAACTACGCCCGGTAACTTAGACGTAACGGGTGAAATTACCACAGACGGTATGACCACCTCTGCTGACATCAATTTCGGTGACAACGACAAGGCTATCTTCGGTGCCGGCTCTGACCTACAGATTTATCATGATGGAAGTAATAGTTATGTAGCTGATACAGGTACGGGAGGTTTATATCTAAAAGGCTCAAGTGAAATCGCGCTACGAAGTTCAACTAATGAAAATATCTTCCTAGGATTAACTGACGGTGCGGCTTACGTTTACCACAACGGGTCAGCCAAACTAGCCACCACCTCCACAGGCATCGACGTAACGGGTAACGCTACGTTTGACGACAATGGCAAGGCTATCTTCGGTGCTGGCTCAGATTTGAGTATCTATCACAACCCTAGCGTTGGCTCCATTATCGAAGACACTGGCGCTGGTGCTTTGTTTTTGCGTGGAAGCAATAGCGTTCAAATAGAAACAACCGCTGGCGTTGATATGTTACTTGCCAGCGAAGGCGGCGCAGTAACCGCATACCACAATGGCTCAGCCAAACTAGCTACCACCTCCACAGGCATCGACGTAACGGGCGAAGTAGAAGCTGATACTGCACATTTTGGTACTGGAACAGGAAGCGGGCCAAGTGTTGCGGATGAAGTTGTTGTCTCAGGCACTAGCTCAACTGGTCTGACACTTCACTCACCTGACGCAAACAATGCAACTTTGGCGTTCGGTTCGGCGACTGATAATGATTATGCCTTTGTGCAGGGCTTTTATAACAGCGGTAGCCCGTTTGTGCGCTTTTCAATTCAAAATTCTGAAAAGGCTAGATTCGACGCAAATGGTTTTGACGTAACGGGTAGTGTGGTCACAGACGGTTTGACTCTCGATAATAACGGTTCGATTCTTTTTAACGACCCGTCAGCAACAGATACAGTTCTTGTCGGAACAAACGGTAACGAACTTGTTTTACGCACCGATGATGGCGATATTACTCTCAAGACGAATGAGAATAAACAGCAGTTAAAAGTAAGCAACAACGGTGACATCAGCTTCTACAACGATGGTGGCACCTCACAAGATTTCTACTGGGACGCAAGTGCTTCACGATTAGGTCTGGGGACTAGCAGTCCAGACAGGTTGCTTCATTTAAACACAGGAACAACTGGTGCTATTACGCCTTTATTGCGTCTTGAGGGTCAGTTCA